TCGTCAACAAGATTTAATGATACATTATTTTTATCATTTTCAAATAATTTTTCATTCTCTTTTTTTATTGTTGTGTCAGATTTATATGTTGGTTTACCCTTCTTAAAATTTTCCCATTCTCCAATAATTTTATTTGATTGATCTTTTTTTATTGCTATAACGTCAGCAGGATTCCATTTATCTCCTGTCCCTTCTGATACGATTGAATATACTCTTCTAACAGTTGCATTCTTTGCATTTTTAACCACATCCTGTGCTAATTTTTTAAATGCACCTCTAAATATTGGATCTCCAATCGTATTATAAAAAATATAATCTCCTCTCGACGGAACATGTGAACCAATAACAGCATTAGCTGTCCACATAGATGAATTTATCCAACCCTCTACATCTTTTTCATCTCCAGTAGTTACCCAGTTATTAAATCTTGGAACTAATTTAGTTTCATCTATACCACAACAATCTCTAACAGAGTAAGGTTGTGCGTTATAATTTATCATAGCATTCTTTATTTCATCAAAGGTAATATCAGATCCTTTATTCTGTCTTAAAGAAAATGCTAATGCTTGTAAAGATTCTTTGTCCTCAGTTTGCGCTTTGAACATATTCCAAATTACTTTTTGAAATATTTATGTATGATATCTATCTGATCTTGGTACTTTGCAATCATATCAAGTTCTGTTTCGATTGCCTCCACAATATTTGAATGCTCTCCTATACCTGCAGGATTAGTCAAATAAACTTCTACGTTTGCTACATGTTTCTGTATATCACCTTGTGCATGAGCTAATAGTGCTTTAATTAATTGATCCCTCATAGGTCTCCCTCCTTACGATTTTCTGATTGGTAGACATTAAACTCTCCACCAGGATATCTCTTCTTTAATTTATCTACATTACCTGCAACCACTTCTTCAATTGAAACATCTAATGCTTTGCAAGCTTGCATCACATACCACATAACGTCACCCAACTCAATAATAAGATGCTTTCGATTGTGCTCGTCCCAAGGTTTACCTTGGAAAACCATCTTCTTGACAATCTCCATAAACTCACCACCTTCAGCACTAATACCAACAGCAGCAGTAAGAAGCCGTTCAATATTGGCACCCTTTCCACTAAGGGAACTAACACTCTCAATAAAGCATTGATAATCTTTACTGGAATCGGATGTGACACCATCCACGAATAGAGCGTACTTATCAAAGTCAATTTTCTTAGTCATTAAAATTTAAATTCTGCAAATGATTTTTTAGGTTTTTGTTTCATATCATTATACTCTTCTTCCTTACCACTGTCAAGAATATCATCTTGTGCTTTCTGTTCACAATCGTATAATCTCATCTTAGCACGATCAACTCCAATCACAAACCTTTTATAAATGGTTGGATCGTTGTATCTGTTCTTTAATTGTTTAACCATTATTTGGTTTAACGCTTCCAGTTCCTCAGTAGATATAAGAGCAAACATAAGATCAGCAGTGGCTGGAAGACCAAAGGACTCACTTGTGTCAGTAAGATCGACATCACTACTAGCAAAGCCAGAACGAGTCGTCTGAGTAGCGGAGACGATAGGTAAATTAGCCTCAACTGCAAGACCACGGAGTTCTTCCGCAATCGCTTTAATATACGAGTAACTATTGACATTGCTTGCTGCCCGATAACGTGAAGATGCACATATATTTAAGTAATCTATGAATATTATATCAGGTCTGAAAGATTTTTTCAACGCAAGTTCATTAAGTAATCCTTTGAAATGACCTGAGTGTGCTGCTGCTGTTGGATATTCTTTGATAATTAATGTGCCTTGAGTCTTCTTAGAGATATCATTTACCTTACTTTCAAACATTTGCATTGGAAGATCAGTAATGTCTTGGATATTGATATTTAAAAGATTTGCATCAATCCTCTCCGCAATCTTTTCTTCAGCCATCTCCATCGTAATATACAGAACGTTTTTACCTTGGAGTAAAACAGAAGAGGCAAAATGGCACATAAACAAAGACTTACCAACACCAGTGCCAGCAAGAGCGATGTTAAGCGTTTTATTGGGGAGACCTCCTTTCGTAACCTTGTCGAAGAACTCCAAGTCGAATGGTATCTTATCTTCTTTTCTGTGATAGGATTCATACCTTTCCTCATAATCAATCAAATAGTCGTGTCCTACATGATTATCGAAAGACACAGCCAGAGCATCAGACAGAATAGAAGGAATAGCATCCCTTCCTTTAGTGTCATCTTTTCCATCTGCAAGTGAAATAGATTCTATGAGTGCCAAGTATATAGCACGATCACGACACCATTTCTCAGTTGTATCTAACAACCATTGAAGATCTGCAGGAGAGTTATCAAGTTCATCAATCAAAGATGTGATATCTTTGAACATTGAATCAGTAATATCTTTTCTCTTTTCTATCTCAATACAAAGAACTTCTTTAGTTGTCAGTTCATTATATTCCTCTACAAAACTAGCAATCTCCTGATAAACAATCTTTTGTTTCTCATCTTCAAAATATTCTGATTTTAAAAAGGGAACGACTTTACGGAGATACTCTTCATTGTGAAGGAGATTTCTAAGAATTAGAAACTCAACTTTCTCCATAACTAAACTCCTTCTGTGCTATTTCATCGAGAGCTTGCATTACATACTGATCAAAATAAGTTTCTGGATCAGCATAGATTTGTTTTGCGTAAATCTTCTTTCCTCCTATTTCATATCTACCGGCAACATTCTTCCATAGTCCACCAATCTCACCAAGTTCAAGTAAACCATAATACTTGTCAAGTCCACGTTCATCATAGTATAAACGAATCTCAACTTCTTTGTTCTCTTTACTTAGACGCGACTTATGAGTCTTTGCCTTGACAATGTTTCCGATAACTGCTTTTCCATCTTTCTCTTTTTTCTTTGAGAGATATATGATCGTACTGGCTGCATACTTGAGACCGCTACCTCCACCCATTTCTTTTGTAGGGACGTAAGATCCGATAACATCATAAGTATGGTTTGTAACTATCAAAGGTATTTTTGCTTGACCAAGTTTAAGTGTGAGCATACGGAATGCTCCTTTAACAAGTTGTGATTTAGTCATATCACGGACTTGTTTATCATTCAATGCATCATTTATTTCTTTCTCTGTAGAAAGCATACCTAATGAATCAAGCACAAACATACAAGGTTTACGACTTTCTTCATCTGATTTTAAGTATATATCAACTGCCTTCAGTGCTTTACCTCTAAACTCTTCAATTGTTACAACATTTACAACAACCAACCGTGTCGTATCAACTCCACGAGACTCCAGTAATCCTTTATTGACGGCTGCTTCAGTGTCAAAATAGAGACAATACCCATCAGGGTGAGTGTCCAAAAAGTTTTTGACAACAGCAAGCGAGAAATAAGTTTTACCAGTGCTCGACTCACCAGCAATGGCAGTAATACGATTGCTGCTAACCCCGCCAAAAATAGACCCACTAATGAGTCCATTAAAAATGTAGGATCCTGTGTCAATGAATCTTTCAGTTTCATCAATATCTGACGCAATCTGCGTGTATTCATCTCCTATCTCTTTTACTATTTCTTTTAAAAAGTCCATACTATTCTGTAATGTCGTATTCAATGGTTACTGTTTTAGATGACTTACCCAAACTATTTCCATAGGAACTGTAAGTAATCTTACCTTTTAATTGTCTTGCAATATCATCAAGTTCCTGTAGAAGTTCCTTTTCAAGATCATCTGTAGGATCGTAGTGTTTATCTATTTTCATGCTACCATTCCATATTTTTCACGGAGAATCTTTTTATATGGCCCTCCGGGATTTGCATCCATCACTTCTTGAACTAATTTCATCTTGTCATACAAATCACCACATTTATCTTCACTCTTTCGACATTTCCATAGTGCAGTAACTATGTAGTCAAACTCTTGCTTATCAATAGGTAAATCCATTATGTAAAAAATAGTTCAAGGTTAACAGTTTTTTCGACATTCCATCCAATCGCATCAAGTATTGCTTTGAGTGGTTCTACAAAACTCTTTTCAAATTGTAGATCATAATCTATGTATTTGTCAAGTCCGAGTTCATGTGGAAAGTCTTGTATAAATGACAAAACATTCTCCTGTATTAGATTTGGTTTCTTTAGATAGAGAAATTTAACTTTCTCTCCATTACCAATAAGTGAATATTTATTGTTTAACTTTTTTTGTTTTATATAATGATTGAACAGCAATGATCCTCTTATATGAATTGGAGTTCCCTTTGCGTATATGGTTGAGGATGCCTTATACTTTTGAACATTTGATGCTGTTCTTGGAAAAGCAATGTCCTCTGGAGGAAGATTTCTAAATCTCTTTCTTGACTCATCAATAAAATCAATTACATCCTCCTCTGTACCACTCATCATAAGTTTGAGTGCATCTTTAATCATTGTGCGACAAGGAGCAGGAGTTGATGATTTGACTGCTTCAATACCCATCATCTTAAGTTTAGGTTCTTCATATCGAACACCTTCACTATCCCATACATTTAAAATATATCTTTTCTTTGCTGTCCAGATACCACGTTCAGCGATATTCTCTCTCTTCATAAACATCTTCTGATCATAAGCATTTACGTATTTCGCCAACGTTTCATAAGAACTCTCAATATACTTTTCAAATTCCATCTCACAGATCTTATTAAGGAACCCAACAACGCTCTCAGCAGTCTTTTCTCTGCCTTCGTATATCCGATTGACAAGATCACCCAAGTTGAGATAGATACTGTCAGTATCACTAGCAATAACATAATCAACATCCTCCGTTTTTAGTATTTTATTTAAGTATGAGTTCATACGATTTTCAATCCATCGAATCGAAACCTGACCCGATAGTGTAATCGCTTCTGCGTTTGCTAATTTGTAGTAACGAAAGTACTGATTACCGATAGCACCATAAGCACTATTAAGAGAGATTTTTTTCGCCATTTGTATATTATTACAGCGGGCAATTTCTTTCTCAAGATCTTTCGTTGGTGTCTTCTCATAATTCTTTTTAGCATTGATCATTCTCTCCTTAAAAATAACTCTTTCGTTATACATTTTCTCCATCAGTTCTGGTAGGAACCCTTTGATATCTTTACGATACATCGCACCATTCGCACATACTGCATAATCTTTGAACATTTCAAACGTTACTTGCTCAGACAAAATTTTATCAACATTAACTGATGGATGTCTTTGATCAATTAGTGTTTCTGGAGAAATATTATATTGCATAATCAAATGAGGATATAGACTGTTCAAGTCAAAAGAAACAACCCAATCATATTTACCAGGTATTGGTTCTTTTACATACGCACCAGCATACTTATCCGATTTATTTGTACGATTTTTAGGTGGTATAACAATATTTCTTTTCTTTAGATAATTATAGATAATCGTATCCCACATACGAACTTGATAGAAAACATCTTCATAGTTGACCTTTGCATCATATGCCATAGTCAATGCGAGTTCAATCAACTTCATTTTATCTTCTAGACGATCAACAAGTTCCACGTCAATGATGTTGTATTCTACAAACTTCTGCCATCCTTTTGTATAGAAGTCCTTGAAAGTATCAAACTCAGAGTGATCAAGTTTCTTTTGACCAAGTTCAACAGATGCGATATAATCCAA